ACCTATGCCATTGTAAGGGCATCTACAGATACAGCAAGGCAGGCGTTAATTAACAGTACTATGATATTTGTACTGGTTATGTCAGGCGTTGCTACTATTGCACAGATTGTATCTTTGGTCAGGGGAGGTAATGGGACAAAAGAAGATGAACCTAAACCCGACCAGCCATGAACTTATACCCAATAAGAGATAAAAACACTAAGGCTATTAACTGGCATAACCTGTTATTGTATGCGATAATAATTGTGCTGGTTATATTTTTATGGAGGTCATGCCACAAAGAAGTAACGACTATCCCTGTTATTAAACCTTCAAAAGAAATTGTAAAAGAACAGGCTGACTTAACATCAGTAACAAAGCATATTTCGGATAGCTTTAAATTAGAGATACGGGGACGGGACAATATAATCAGGCAAAAGAATTTAAAGTATGATGATCTGCTCACTGAATATCTTAACCAGCAAAACGATATTAGCGAAGCATTGAATAAGCCAGTACCCGATACCTGCAAACCTATTGTAGCTGCACTGAATAACCAATTTAACAAGTTAAAGAAAACATCTGCTGAAGGAACAGAACGAAACTAAAAACAGGTTCCTGGATGCAAAAGATACAGCCATTAAAAAATATATAACGCTTCTCGATACTTGTACAAAAAGTTATGCTGCCATTGAAAAGTATGTAAAAAAAGTGCAGCCAAAAAGGGAAGTGGGAATAGGTGTAACGGCATTATCAGGCTACGTGCCACCGATAAAACCTGTCTTTGGATTACAACTATATTACCGAAATAAAAAAGCAAATGAAATAAGTATTGGTTATTATACAAACAATCAAGTTTCAGTAGGATTAAAAACAAGGTTATTCAAATTTTAAAATATAAAATTATGAAAGGTTCTAAAAAATGGTATCTCGGCGCAATGGTAATACTTGCCTTTGTCGCTTTTATTTGTGGTGTCCAGATCGATTCCGCAAAAGCAGATGCAAATAATTTAAACCAGCTTTATTTATGGGTAACAATAGGGTGCGGTGCTGCATCTTTATTGTTCCTATATCTTGCGGCTAAAACACCAAAAGTATGATACTTACACTTATCTTATTCAGTATTGCTAATTTAATATTAGCTTACTTGGATGCACACAAAATAATAAAAGGCAATACTATAAACCACCTGTTAAACGCCTGCATCTACATTGGAATCGTGGCTGTGCCGTTCCTGTTGTTTAAAAACTGGTTCCTGATAGCTGCCCTACTGTTTAACAGGCTATTGGTATTTAATATCATGCTGTCGCTGTTCCGTGGGCTAAATTGGTCATACATCAGTCCTTCACCTATATCAGTAACCGATAAAATTGCTAAGAAGATTTTTAGCAATAATGGTAAATTAATGTATGCTGTATATGCTGTGGTATTTATTGTATTAACTATAATCAGCTTTATATGGACGAGATAAAAGAAACTTCACCTGCAGGGATTAAGTTCCTGATGGCAAATGAGGGGTTTAAACTTAATCCGTACCTGGACACTAAAGGGATCCCGACAATCGGGGTAGGTAATACTTTTTATGAGGATGGCAGCAAGGTTAAAATGAGCGACCCTCCGTTAACTGAATCCCGTGCGCTGGGCCTATTCCGGTTTGTTCTGAGGCATTATGAGCTGGCTGTCTATAGTAACACCAGAGACGACCTTAATCAGAACCAATTTGATGCCCTTGTATCGTTTACCTACAATATCGGGGTTAATGGCTTTAAGGATTCAACCCTTATTCGCCGGATCAATGCCGGGGCCACCGAAAAAAGTATTGAATCAGCATTTATGATGTGGCGCAAACCACCTGAAATAATAACACGGAGACAGCGGGAGGTGAAGTTATATTTTACGCCTGTTTAAAGATTCTCTTCTCATATAAACAGTTAGTTTTGGTCGGCCCCTGTTTCTACAGGGGCTTCTTAATAAAATTTATGAAAGAAACATCAGGATGGTAAAATTTGGGTTGCCACTGCAGATTTGCACTGCGTTGACGGGTAATGAGCCCGGTGTAATACTCGTTTTACTAAGAGGCAACCCGGTACGACCTTTCGGAAGGAATTGATTTCATTGTTGTAATTTTTATGGTGATGAAATTGAAATCAAATATAAATAAAGTTTGTGACACAAAATAAAAATAGCCTCCGTGTAGAAACACAGAGGCTTGTATATGTAACTCATGCTAAAACGGTAGATCATCAACCGGATCAATCTTCGGGGCATCCAGCCCAGCCGGTGCCGCCTGCTCCGTAGGCTTCCAGGTATCAACCTTTGAATACAGATTGCCGTTCTTACTTTTCAGTATCTGTAATTTCAACTGCTTTTCGCCGTTGTATTCAGTTACCAGGTCAGGATGATCTTTGCAAAACTTAAACAGATCATTCATTGTAATAACCAGAGCCCCGATAACGAAGTCTGGTTGTGTTTCTTTTTTGTTGAAGAACCGTAGCCCTTCAGGTAGTATTTCGTCTGCCATTTTTATCCGGTTATCAGAGCCGGTGTGATTAGAGTTTATTTGTTGATAATAACAAAACCGTCTGCATTAGTTAGATCCTCCCACACTTTCCGGTATATCATCCACCGCCTCCCGGCCGGTAACCTGGATGTGATCGAGTGAAAGGATCTGTTTAGATGTGAATACGGTGTTTACATCGGTTATTACCGCCTGTAGTTGTACCCGGGTTCCGTCCTGGGTGAATACAACGCCGTCGGCTTCAACCCGGTTTAAATCGGTTTTAAGGACAGCGTATTTGCGTTTCTGAATTGCAGCCATTTCATCGGCTGTGATGGTGTAGGTGTGGAGCATTTGTTTATATTTTATAATGTTTAAAAACTGTGTCTTTCTTCCCCTGGCAGGTGATTACTTTGTAAGCGATTTAATATAAGTATCAATTACGTTTTTACAGGCTTTTCTTGAACCGAGGCATATTTGGGAGTATTGCTCCCCGTCTTTATAAATATGGTAACAGTTATTTATGCGGCCTATTGTAAACCCTTTATAATCTAATATGTTCATAACGTATGATGCCATATTATGCCGGCATTGCCATTATAACATCATACCTGGCCTTTCCTGCTGCGATGAACGTTGCATCGGAAACGATGTAGGCGGGTAAGGTTTTCCTAAACTTAGTAAGCTCAGGTGCTGTGCTGCAGGTTTCAAGTTGGTTAATAGCAGCAGATAATTTAGCGCCAGTATCTATACCCTGTTCGCACCATTTCCGGATAAGTTCACCGGTCTTTTCAGTGATTAAAAAATGGGGCTTCCCTTCAAACAGTTCAGTACGATCTTTACTGGCAATAGCCATGTGGGTATCTCTGTCAAGATTAAGCGATACGGTTAATTCATATTCCCAGCCATCACGCTGCATATCCTTCATACCTACTTTCTTTACTTTTTTATCTTCACCCATAACGGTTTCCATCTTTGAACGGGTGCAGGTAATAATATGTACTGGGCATTGTAAAACTGAATTAACAAACGCATCATGACGGGGCGTTGTTTCATTCCAGGCTGCCCATGTATTACCCTTGTATTTTATCTGAGCCAGCTTATCATTAATATCTTTTGCGCCTCCGGCACCATCCCATTCGTGCGTTGAACTATCGATAATAATACATTCCATCCCGGCATTTAAGCAGGTTGTTATTGCTTCGATATAACGTTCAGGTGAAAATGGCGCAGCTAAGTCAAGTGCCTGAAATTCTCCAAGATGATCGTAAAGACTGGCGCTGCCGTTCTCGGTATCAATAACTGCGATTTTTTCCCAGTTACCGATAAGCCCTTTTGCCATTAATAATGCTGAGTAGGTTTTCCCACTACCCGATGGGCCAGAAATGTTCAACCGTAGTTTTGATTTCTTTCTGGTTGCTTTTTGTAATTGCATGATATATTTGGTTTAAAAATTACTTAATAAAGGGGGCCGTGTAGAAACACACCCCCGTCCTAAAACTAACTGTATGATCTTTCATCAGGCTTGCGGCTTCCTATTTGTTCCTGTGGTAAGTTGGGTAGTCATCGATAATTTCAGCATATTTATCTGTATCAATGTCCACAACCTTTCCGCCCTTAGTTTG